CGCGTGACTGAATGAAAACAAACTGCCTCAAATCCGGCTTTATCTCGTCGTATCGAGTTCCAAGGAGGTTTTTTAGAAGCCTCAGATTTTGAGGTCCAGTTGCGCCAGCAATGGTTCCAACGATTCCCGGCATTCCACCTTGCTCACCAGCCTCTCGTAAAATTTTGTCAGCAAAAAATCCTTTGAATCTTGAAATACCTTCTCGATACGCAGCGTTTTCCTGCTGCAAAGCTGTTTTAAGGGCAGGATTGGACGCTAAAGCCTCATCAAGCTGTGAGTTAATTTGATCAAGATCTTCAAAAACTGAATAATCAGCTTTTTGAACAGGCTTTCCAAAATTGATTTTTCGAAGAATATTTGTGCGTTTCTGACGCAGTTGATTTACCGTGTACTCTTTTGTCACCTCTTCTCCGGTTGGAGATATTTCGGTGACTGTTAATTTTGTGTTTTCAAGATCAGGGTCGATCTTTGCATAACCCTCATTTCGATCTTTTTTGAACTTATCAAGCTCCTCTTGAGCAATCTGCTGTGTTTTAAGACCAAGCGATTCTTTGGTGATTCCACCAGTAGGGCCATATCCAGCAGCTCGGCCTGCCTCAATGCTGGCAATCTGCTGGTTTAGATCAGCGACTTGAGCGTCGATTCGCTGTCTCTCGACAGACTCTACCGGCAACGACTCGCGCTGCTTTTGAAGCTGATCGATTTTATCTCGAAATCCCTGAGACTCAACACTTGCACGACCCTCTAATGCTCGAAGCGCATCTGTCAAACGTGCATCACGTGAAGCATTTCGAACATCGCGCAAATTGGTTATTCGATTGCGAAGAGCTTCAGATTCTCCAACAAAAGAGTCGATTGCATCGTTGGCCACCTTATTGGCCTGCTCATCTGGAATCGCTATTGATTTCTGGAGTTCGGTTTTGATTGCGTCAGAAAGATCTTGCCCAGTCAAACCGGAAGAACCGGCAGTGTTCATCGACTGGCTGACAACATTTCTGATCTGTTCCTGAAATTGCTGCGGGTTCAGCTCTGAATTTGGAGAGTAAAGAGTACGAGCAAGATCGCCGGAAAATCTGTCAAAAATCCCAACTGACCCCTGTTCGACCATTTGCCGACTGATATCTTCTTTTCGCTCCTTGATGAATTGCTGCGTAAACGGACGTTGCAGTTCAGCGGCCCATTCTCTCGCATTAAAACCACTTCTGGCCAAAGCACCGCCACCTCTTGCAAATCCACTTAGAGTTGGACTCAGAAATCCACCAAGCCCAGTTCTAAAAAGAATATTGGACAAGTCAGCGGAGTCTTGGTCCAAGGTTTCAATGCCAGCTTGAAGACCAGATGTTAAAGCGCCGCTTCCAGCTTCTTTTGTAAACTGTGTGAATTTTCTGGCCTGTTGAGCCACTGGAACACCGGGGATTGCCTGAGCAAACATTTCTCCTGCTCGGTACGGTTCTGGAGATACAGTCTGTCCCAACCCTGACGCTGCAAGGTTGACTCCAGCTTCAGTTGCCAACCCGGCAGTAACGCCCATTCCAGCAATAAAGGGTGCAGAAATAAGAGATGCTGAAATAGGAAGTCCGGTTGCAAATCCACGGCGATAGCCACCAGATTCAGCAGCACCCATCGGAGTGAACTCACCAGATTGCTGAAGTCTTCCACCTTCAAAAGGGGCGAGCATTCCGGTCGGCTCGGCCATTTGGCCCATCGTTCCGACAAAACTCTGCGTTTTTCCAATCTTGCTTGCATCCTGAACTGCCCGATTTAATTGAGCAGTCGAACCAACCGCAACCGCAGCCTGAGCTTCAGGCAGCGCAGAAACCACACCCTGCTCTTCACGCCGACGCATCTCGGCGATGGTGGCTGGGCCTTGAGATGGCTTAGGTTGGGCGGAGATTCCTTGTTCCACCTCGTAATCGGAAATGGCCTTGAAGTCCGCTTCTGTAGGCGGATTCGGATTCGACCAGTTGTATTCCAGACCAGACGGAGATGTGATTTTTCCCATGATTACGGAGTGTAACGGAATCCAGAAGTTGCGTTTGTTGCACCTGTGAACGGTGTAACACCGGGAGGAAGCGACGGAGCGGTTCTAGTCGAAGGAGCTGGAGCTGATTGCTGCTGCTGACCAAACGGTGTAAATGGAAGCTTGTACTTCACAACAAGCTCATTGGCCAACTTCACCTGTTCTGGAGAAATTTTGCGCTTTGTCTTAAAATCATCAATCGTTCCCCACAAGTTTTCCGCAGCAAATTTAGCAAAGTTATTAATATCGTTAACAAAGTTTTTACTCCTAATGTCACCGATGGCCGCTTTCAATCGAATTGTTTCAGGCTGTGTAACAGCTTTACCAGAAGTTGCAAACGCCTCTTCGTTGAATACCGTGTTAAATCTTTGAAGAAGCTCGTAAGCGTTCTTTTCTTCTTCAGTTTTTGATTCCTTTAACCTTCTAGAAAGCTCTCCAATTTTACCGTCAATAAGACCAACGTAATTCTGAATTTTTCCTTTTCCGTACGTTTGCTCAAACTTGTTCAATTCATCAACAAGTCTCGACGAACCCCTTGCTGTATTCTGATCGCCACGAATTTGACGAGCATCATCCCCTTCAGGCCATTTCCAATCACTCTGCATAACGCTTCCTTTGATCCTTGAAGAAGTGCGAGCGTCAGCAGGGCCAAACAACTCTTGCCAATCGTCAACGGCATCATTTGCAATAGTTATTTTCATGCTGTCAGAAGGATTGATTCGACCTGCTCGACGAGCCTCAACATTAGCGCGAGCAGTTTTGATTCGTTCAGGAAGAGGAATTGTTTTGTCCAACTGAAAAACCTCTTCGGACATTTCTGTGCCGAGGTCTTCAATAGTCTTCCTTTCCTTCATCTGCGCTCTAATGATCGGCTGATTTTTCTGATAAATCTCTTCATTAACTTGGCCGGTCTGAGGGTCGAAAACATCGATACCCTCGTCCGTCATTGCTTTGATGGTATCTGCTCTAAGTTTTTCAAATTGTTCGCGAGACTTGATAATTTTAGCTCGCGGAGAATACTGCTGAAGACCTTGGTACGCTTGAGTTGCCTGCTGGTTAAAAACTTTTGACCTAAAACGTGGCAGCGCAGGCATTGGAGACTTCAGCTCAGGATCGTTGAAATAGGTTCCAACTTCCTCATTAAACTTCTGAAACGTATCGTACTCAGCAGACTGTGCCTCCTGCTCCGACAACGCCTGAGCATAAGCATTCGACTGAATCTTGTTCTGAAGCTCAATGCCCTGCCGCTGGAGCAGCGACTCCGCCGTCTGCACCTGCAATTGCTCCATCATCCGCTTCTGCGTCTGTGCGCGGTCGTAGAGGCTTGCGCCTAGCTGGATGGCCTGAAGCTGATTCTCAAGACCAACATTTCGATTAGGTTGTAGATCCATAATGTTTCTGTTGGTTTAGCTTCCGAAACCAGTGCTGGTTGACGAATTCGGATTGTATCCACCGTAAGGCGAGTAACCGCTCGGCGCGCTGTACATGTTTGGCTGGTACGATCCGTACGGATTGTATCCGACGTTTCCGCTGCCATAACCGCCATAATTTACGGTTATGCCACCACCGCCGCCACCCCCTTGTCCACCACCACCGCCACCGCCGCCACCCATCATGCCACCCATAGATCCTCCAAGCGCCATTCCGCCAATATTCGACAACGAACCACCGATAGCGGCCATCATAGGATCAGGTTGAGCAGCAACTTGAGCAGCAGCCATGTCTCGCTGGTACTGGAACTGATTCTCTTGCAGCGAAAGGTTGATGCGCTGAGTCGGCGTAATGAACATGCTGCTCACCGAGAACGGTTGCGCCATTCCAAACGTGCGCTGCTGCTGGATGAAGTTCTGCGCTTGAGCAAGACCCTGATTCTGCCTTGCCTCTGATGCTCTAGCGTAGTTTTGAACAGCTCCAAAAAGCCCCGCTCCAGAACCTCCTCCGACTCCGCGAGATAAGGCTTGAGAAGCCGAGTACCGTTGAATATTGCGAGTTGCTTCAGGAGAAAGCTCACCCTTTAAAGCCGATCCAATATTGCTGCTCGCCTGAGAAACCAATTGGTCGTAACCGGGAATCGCACGACGAAGCTGAGACTCAAGAAGAGTCTGCTCAGCAGCGGTCGTCTTGGTGGCCAATTCAGTGCCACTTTGAAGCGACGCGATATTTTGCTTTATCGCTGCCTCTTGTTCCTTCTCGGTATTTACCCTCTGGAACGTTGGTACTTTGACCTTTTTGCCAGCACTCATTGCAGCGCCGCCGATCATTAGTGCTGCGCCAGCTACGCCTGCTATAACTCCCATAAATTAAAAAACCTCCTTTAAAAGACGACCACCATTCTCAATCGAGAAGACCTTTTCGGGTTCGTGACGTTGGATGTTCATGGTAATCAGACGTGCAGCTTTCTCCTCGGGAAAAGCTCGCTCGTTATGAAAGCAATGAACCCATATCCGACGCAAAGTATCCACCTTAAAAAGTTCTCCCTCTCCGATTGTCATCACGCTGTTTGACGCGGCCCACTGGTCTGCGTACTCCCTAAGCGTCTGGAAGCTTGAAAGATGAACCTCGTAGCCGAATCGCTCGGTGCATTCTTTGGCCGACGACTCCGCATCCTTCTTGACGTACACCTTAACCGAGTCATGCACGATAGCCTTTGGCAGGTAGCCGTAAGTCGAGCAATCAGCGACGTACTTGTAACGGTTCCGGTAGTCCTCAATCGACTTCTGCCAGTTTGGATCAGTCGCACCCTGCTCATGTAGGCCAATGCAATCACCCTCCAGCGAAAAAAGGACCGACATGAATGCCGATCCGAATCGTGGCAACCCGCAGATTTGAAAGAGTTTACCGTTCATTTTTCATGCACAAAGATGTCCAAGCTGCCGTTCGAGCTAACACAAAGATGGCCGACTCTGAACCGTGAATCATTCCCAGTTCGTTGCAAATTACTGCGCTGTAAAGAGCCGCATTCGGATGAACGTCTTTTCCGACTTCTTTCATCCAGCCGTGAAGCTGATTGATGCGGTCGTTCGCCTTCTTGAAGTCCACCTCAATAATCTCACGCACTCGACTCCATGCTGGGTCGATGCTGTCCTTGAAGAACGAGTTCCCGAAACCGGGAATCTTCATGCCAGACAATATGGCCGACTTCAAAGATCGCTCGTCGAATTTCTCGTAAACGAATCGAGCAGGACCAATCGGACCATGAGCATCGCCAAGAGTGAGGATAGCGGAAGCGATTGCGTTGGTTAGCTGCGCGCTACCAAAGAAAGCGTTCACCGCAGCGCCGGAACTGGCGTTCTGATTGTTCCGAGCCGCCATGTCGTGTGCGTCAAATACAGACTGAAGCAACTCCAGTTTCTTTGGAGTCACTTCTTCCAGCGCAAAGTCGATGTTGAGTTTTAGAACCATTGGGAGAATCCACCGCCGTTTAGTCCGACGCCGACCATTCGGATCGTTGCGACTGCGTCGCCTAGGTACTGCATGGTCTGCTCTTGCACAGCCTGAACAGCCTTTGCTTCGTAGGCCACTGCTTCCTGAATCAAATCGTTCTCTTCCTTACGAATCGCCATGACCATCAGCTTGATGGCATCTGGAGAAGGCGGAATGAGGTAGTCATTGACGCTCGTCGCGTTGATATGGCGCATCTTCGCCATGACCGTCACCGGCTTATCCTCGTCGTTATTGCAACGGTCCGTCAGGTAACTGCGGCGGTACTGCGGCAAAGTTTCATCAGGGTCGTAAACTGCCAGATCAAGCTCCAGCAAGGTCGTCGCATTGTACTCGTACAACCGACTCGACGTGTTGGTTGCCTGACGAATGACGCCGGTCAGCGATATGAACTTCTTGGTCGATTGAACGTACGGCAACGCGAGGGTCAGATTCTCGCCGTCGATCCATACGCCGCCAGACAGTGTGCGAATCCATTGCCCGTTCTGATCGACACCTTGCAGCGTGATGGTCTTGCCAACGTCAGAAGCGTCGCCGGGATAGACTCGGATGAAGCTATTCGTCTCGCCGGACATGTCGCGGTAAGAAACTACGGTGCCACGATCCACAAGTTGCTTGCCGACGCACCCGCCATTGTTCTCTCCAAGCAGTCCGTATCCGCTTTCCTGAAACTCGAACCATTGATTGCGAACCGTTCCTACGCCGCAGCAATCAGCTACCGACTCAATGGTTTCAATGTGACGCGGCCAAGTGATGCACCCTCCAACCGTGTGGATAGTGAAGCGTCCGTACGCACCTGCCCACAACCCCTTGTGCAGAAGCCGTCGGCACGCCTGATTGATGTAGTCGTAAACGCGAGGGTCATCGACGCAGACGCCGACTACACGGGCGATTGTCGAGCGAATGTCCTGAACGATTAGCTTCATTTGGTGTAATAGACTCGGATGGTTCGCTTGATGAAGTAAACACCGTAGAAAGGAGGCAGATTGTTATGGCCGACAGCGTTCTGGGTATCGTTGCCGGTCTTGTCGGCAGTGGTAGTTCCGATATCACCAGTCGTAATGTTCGGTCCACTTCCTCCACCACCGCTTCCAGCAGCACCTTGAAGGATCTGTGTGGGGTACGAACCAAGTCCGCTCCACGACTTGTTGACGAGGTAATAATCGTCGTTTGCCGGAGCAATCAACTGAGCGACACCGTGAGTGTGTTCGTTGAACGGTGTTTCTGGAACCGTCAGCGTGTGCTTGTCCTCGCCAACGATTGCTGTGGACGTCGCCTTACCCATAACAGCAACCGCACCACTCGCAACAAACGCTCCAACACCGACCGGAAACCGAGCCTCAAACTCAGTGTCAACTTCCCACATCGGTCCGGTTGTACTTGTCGCCGTAGCCGTTCCGTCGCCGCCGTCGTACGAAAGAAGATCCGTGGTCGTTCCGACATAGATGCGACGCTCGTATGCCGCCGTAACTGGGTTTTTGCGAAGCCAGAATCCTTGATCGTAAATCCACCACTGACCATTTTCATCAAGCCACGGGTAAATCCGGTTGTTAATCGCCGGATACGTCGGTCCAAAATTAAAGAACGAGTTTCCAATCGTGCTGTTGAACGTAGCCTGAGTGCCGCCGATGATATCGTTGGCCAACTTCTGGTAAGATGCAGGGCAATAATTTGCCGGAAGACTTGGAGCTGTAAGCGTGATGAGAGTTAGGTTTGGCATACTATTCCGATGTGTAGAGGAACGGGTTTACGTCGCAACCTTCAAGAGTTTTGCATCCTTCGAACACAAGGCACTCTCCGACCGCAGGTTCCTGAACGTCGTAGGCGTGAACTCGAATGCTCTTGATGCGACAATATCCAGTAATCGTAAGGCTCATCTGAACCTCGTACATGTTTCTTGTCGGTGTGCTGATGCTCGAATTGCACGGGATATCCGAAGGAGTCGGCAAGCGCATCTTCGGCCTGTACTGAGGCTGGAAATTGGTCAGCGGACAAACAGGCTGACACTGCAATGTTGTCGCGCATTCAGTCCAATCTGCCCACTCAATCCAACCGGGATACTGGTCTGGACGATACTCGATGTTGAACGAAACATCTCCGTCCAGCGAGTCGATAAAGATGTCACCTGAATCAAGCCGCTTCAATCCAAACGGAAGTTCGAAATTGTAAGCGCGGGTTTGAACCAGCCACTGGATTTCTTTCTTACCGTCAGCAAGATTGTTGTCAAACTTCTCAGCCTTGCTTATTTCCCAAATCTGAATGGTTCCATCAAGCCCACGGGCTATCGAGAAGCATCTGTCTCCATAAGCATTCTCGGTTTTGAGAACCTGCAACACGTCAAGTCCGGTCCAGATTCCGGCCCACGCAGGAGGAAACTTTTTCCGCAGCGACGTAATCAGATCAAAATCAAGAACGACCAACGACTTGTGGACGACGCCCTCGGCATTGTACCGAGGCTGAGACGTCATCAGCAGTCGATTGTCAAACACGACGGCAGAACTGGCCCACAGCAGATCAGCCTGATCATTATCGATGATGTTCAGAACCTCGTTGCTGATGGGTGTATTTCCCCAATCGTTGAACGAGCGTCTGGCGATAATGAACGAGCGAACACCATCTACTGCACGATAGAACACATCACCGTTGACCGTGATGGCTGAACGCGCACCCAACGCTCCACTAGTCAGCAAGCTAATGGCCTGAATCGGATAGTTCAGATTCTTCCAGACATCACGATCAACCGGAGCGTTTATGCTGAAAACGTATCTTGGCGTGAAGATGAGAAGCGGTCCTTGCCCCAGCGACGTATCTGGATTGCCGGGGACGGCCATTGCCGTGATGCCACCTGAATCCGACGGAACCGCAAAGTCACCGCCTTCATTGAGGAAGGTGTTCTCGGTTTCTTTGAGAACGCTCGCTCGCGTGCCATCTCCATAAACGATGTCGGTTGCTCGGAATGAGAATCCATTAGCTAGCGCGTACCAGATACGTCCGTTGACGTAGGCCATTACTCTGCCGCACTTGATTTCATCGATGGTTGCGCGACGCAGGTTTGATCCGTTGAAGATCAGCGGTGCGCTCTGCCCATCTTGAATGACGACGAAGTTCTCGGCTTGAACCATCCATCCGTCGAGTATGTTCGATGGATTCTCAAGATCGGGCGTAGCCGAAAGGTTCTGAACGCTGTTTTGAAGGCAGTCGTAAAGCCACACTTTACCACTGATCAACATCAGGATGAACGTCGCTCCGTTGTCGCCGATGTACGGAAGCGCACACTGGAATACGCCGGTCAGTCCGCTTGAGCTGTAGCACTCCTCTGAGTATCCATCAGCCGTGACGTTCGTTTGATCCGCAGTGACGAGCGTGTTATCGGCGGTAATCGAAAGACACGTTTCGTAATCCTTTTGTATGAAACCCGGTCGAGGAGAAACGAAGCTTTGCCGAAAGCTGGCATTCACCGCAAACGCCACCTGATTCTTGTCCACTTCAGACGGCATCACACCTGAGTCAACGCCACCCTCAAAGGTGACAGACCCATCCGTGTACCTCCGTGGTGCGCGTTCGCTCATGGTTTAAGCCTGAATCCGCTGGACAGAGAATGAAGAGCCGCTGTCAACAATCAGCGTCTGCGTAGTTCCAACAATTATTTCATAATAATCGGTAATCGCAGATGCTTGATCAATATACATCAAACTAATCGGATGATATCCACTGCTGGTGACACTAAAAGATTTTGACGACAATACATTTGAGCCGTTTTTTCTGATGTAAACAGTAACGCTTGCAGTAGAAGTATCTGCTACAAGGTTGAAATATGCGTCAATCCTGTAGTATCCGGTGTATGGAACCGTAAATCGACCGCTCGATGCTGTAAATCCTGATGCGCTATCAAGACTGACGTAGGATGCGGACCCGTAAGTCGTTGTGCTGTACGGATTGCTGCCAGCCGTAGGACCGACAATATTCGGAGCGGATGCTCCGGTTCCAGTCACCCTCCGCGTAAACGTGACGTAGTTGAACGCTGCTCCACTGGCCGTCGATGCGATGCTTATCGTGCCTGCGCCCGGCGTAATCGTGATGTTCGAGCCTGCGGTCAGACTTGCCACCGTGTATCCCGTTCCATTGCCAATGAGCAGTTGGCCATTGGTAGGTACGGTCGATAGGTTTGTTCCACCGTTTGCAACCGGCAACACGCCGCTGATGTCGCCGACAGGAACCGTTGCGACGGTCGAAAGAAAACCAGATCCGCTCGACCCTTGAGTCTTGAGATAGCCAGATGAAAACGAATTGAGCGCCGTCGCACTCGGAACCGATGCGTCGGGAGTTCGAACAATGTACGTCGCTGCTGAGGATGCTCCGCCAGCGGCTCCAGCCGCACCCGTAGCGCCAATCGCACCCGACAGCGTGATAAGTGAACCAATAGGAATCACCGTCGTAGGAATCGCATTTGGGATTCCGAGAACGCCTGCAAGTGGGTTTTGTAGGGTTACCAGCAAACCGTCTACCGATGTAACCTGCAAGTAGCCGCATCCCTGAACCGATACAAAAAATTGTCCAGCAACCGACTCTGGAAGAAACGAAGTGTTCGCAACCGCAACGACAACCGATGCTCCAAACGTCGGAACTACAAACGACGCGGTCGTATACGAGAACGCATTTTCTCCGTTCGCGCCGTTCGTTCCGTTAGTACCCGCAGCACCCTGTGGTCCGGGGACGTTCACGACAACCGGAACGGTATCGCAAGGCTGGCAACAGCCGGTTGAAGAAACAAGTTGCGACGGCATATTTTTCCTTTGCCAGACCGTCAAGTCCAGCGAGAACTAATGCAAGGCCAAACTATGCCAGAGCAAGTGTCAGAGCATCCATTGATCGACCACAAGTACGGGATTCGTTCCCCAGTCAAGATTCCAGACCTAGAACTGGAACTCTACGCATTCAGAAATCGGCTCCAACCGAATGAGGGCGGACTGGGTACTTTCGATCATTTTCGTAACGCCACGAAAATGTTATGGCCGAAGATGAGCTGGAACCCGTGGCTTGAAGCACAAGTCGAAGGTCTTTGCGAACACGACTACGTCGGATGGGCCGGTTGCGGTGCGAGTGGAAAGACTTTCGGCGCGACGCTCTTTGCGACTGTTTGGTGGCTGGCAAACCCGTCCAAGACAACCGTTGTTCTCACGTCTACAACGGCAAAGATGATCCGAAAGCGTATGTGGGCCAATCTTCAGGATCTTGTTCGGAAATCACGCGGATTCCCCGGAAACATGGTCGATTCGAAGATGAGTCTCCAAGCCATCAAAGGCGACGACCGACACTCCATTTCTGCTATCGCCGTCGCCGAGGGCAACACATCGAAGGCTGTAGCCAACATTCAGGGCATCCACGCCGAGCGTGTGATGGTTATTATCGACGAAGCTACGGATACGCCTGAAGCGGCTTTCGAAGCGTGTACGAACCTTTCTAAGGGTTGCCGCGAGTTCAAGATGTTGGTCATTGGAAACCCTGCCTCAAAGTTTGATCCGCATGGACGCTTCTGCACACCGGCAAAAGGCTGGCGCAGTGTAACGATTGAAGACCAGCATTGGCTGACAGAACGCGGGATGTGCCGACGCTTTGACGGCATGAAGTCGCCCAACATCAGCGAGGGCCGAACGAAGTATCCGTACCTCATTACTCAGGATCAGGTGTTATCGGCTATGCGGCATGAGGGCGAGCAAAGCCCTACGTTCTGGAAGTACACACGCGGATTCTGGTCGCCGGACGGCATGGTCAAGACGGTTCTGTCCGAATCGCTGATTGAGACGCACACACCTACAAAAAGTTTGGTGTTTACGACCAATGTCCAAATCGTTGCCGGTCTTGATCCGGGCTTTGGCGGCGACAGATGTATCCTTCGCTTTGCCAAGGTTGGCACCGCAAACGACAAGGTCAGCATACTTTTTCAGGACATCATCCACATATCCGTCAACGCTCAGCTTACGGAGCCGGTGCATTACCAGATAGCCAATCGGGTTAAAGAAGAATGCAACAAGCGCGGCGTTCCACCGGACAAATTTGGTCTGGATTCAAGCGGTGAAGGCGGTGGGTTGGCCGACATCTTGACCCGCGAATGGGGTGTAATTCATCGCGTTGAGTTCGGTGGCTCGCCATCAACGATTCCTGTCAGCGACGAGGACAGTAGGCCATGCAATGAGGCTTACGATAGAAAGGTAACGGAACTCTGGTTCTCGATGCGTAAATGGGCCGTTGAAGAGCGCCTTGGAGGCATGGATATCGAGACGTTGCAGGAGTTTTGCGCCCGTATGTTCGATGATTCCAAGCGGAAGATATCGGTCGAATCCAAGACCGTGATGAAGCAACGGACAGGAAAATCGCCTGATTTGGCCGACGCTGCTGTAGTCTTGCTTGATCTAGTCCGCAAAACTGCTGTTTTAGAGCCGCGCTTCACGAAGATGGATAAGGTCTGGGAAAAGCTAGTGAAGGACGCAGATTCAATTTACTACGACGAAACGATTGAAGCATGAGCAAAACCACTGGTTACAAAGTTTTGAACGAACACATGGTCATCCCCGGCGGATGGCATTACCGCATTCCTGAAACTGGGATTGAAGTACCCGGAGGATCATGGGCGCAGCTCCATGAGTTTGTTCGCAATCACTACACGGCAAACGCGATTCAAATCCCGAGCAACCTTGACGATTTAATCACCGAATATGCGTGTCGTAACGGTGCCGATTGCTCTTACAACGAAGTTAATGTTCCCAAGCCAGAGGGACGTAAATCGCTTCAGATCGGAGACGTCATTCGGTTCAGCATGAGTCTTCTCCACGGACTTACGGTTGGCGGCGGTAAGGTGGATCAGGCGGAAGCAAATCGACGCGCAAGCATCTGCTCGACCTGCGTTTACAATCGAAAACCACTCGGATGCACAGGATGCAACGCTCGCGTGCTAAAGGATGCTGTCAAAACTTTCTCTCAACACGGCAGTACTCCGGTAGACGAAAGCCTACAAAGCTGCGAGTTTTGCGGTTGCTTTATCAGAAGCATGGTTTGGTTTCCCATTGAAACCCTTCATAAATTCTCGGACGCTACAGAGAACGAAAACCTTCCGGCTCACTGCTGGAAAAAACGACCATGTACGGAAACCTAGCCCAACTGCCGCTTGAAACTATCAACGAAGACGGCAAAGCGCCTGAAACGCGCATAGCCGACGCGGCATCCGCTCGCGAAATCTTCCAGAAGCTTATCATGGCCGATGAGCTGCGTAATAGTACGCGAGCCAAGCTGCGCGGTCTGGTCGATGGGAATCCTCCGTACAATCCAGCAGAACTGCGCCGCAACAACCAAGCGTTCCGCACCAACGTCAACTTCCGCGAGTCGGAAGCGTTCCTTACGCTGGCGATGTCCGCCTTCTACGACGTGTTCGCCGAGGTTCCGACCTACACGAACATTCGTACCGCGTACGGTAATGACATGGATAAGCGGGAGGAATGGTCAAAGATCATCACCGAAGAGTTTGACCGGCTCCAAAAGCTCGACAAGGACTTCGACTACATCATGCAGCTCTCGCAGCGTGAGATGGTCCTCATTGGCGATGGTCCGCTGATCTTCGAAGACAATACCAACTGGCGCTGCAAAGCCATCATGGCGACGGATCTGCTTGTCCCAGACGGCACTAAGTCAAACGTGAGCGACTGGAAGGTAGCCTGCGTCCGTACGCGCATGGGCGTGGATGATCTGTTCGAGAAGATCCAAGACGAAAAAGCGGCAAAAGCTTCCGGTTGGGATGTCGATTATGTCCGTGAGCGCATTCGTGCGGCGATGCCCGAGCCGTATCGCTCAGGTGTTCAGTACGACTGGGAGTTCTTCCAGAAGCAGCTTCGCTCGAACGACATCACGTTTTCCGCTCGTTCCGAGGTGGTCTTGATGTGCCACGTTTTCTACAAGGAATTCGATGGTCAGATCAGCCATGTAATCATCGACGAACGCGACAGCGAAGACTTCATGTATCGCAAGCTTCGCCGGTTCAGCCGGTGGGAGCAGGTCATTCATCCGATGTACTACGACCGTGGCGACGGCGAGCATCACGGCGTTAAGGGCTTGGGCATCAAGATGCTTCAGCCGATGGAACTCAAGAATCGCCTTCGCTGCTCAATGGTAGATAGCGCGTTTGCGAGGACTCAGATTCTATTCCGACCCCTGAACGCCAATGCACTAAGCAAGACAAGCGTCGTACAGCAAGGACCGTATGCCATTCTTCCGCCAGATTACGAAGTCGTTCAGCAGAATATTGCTGGAGTTCTGGATGCTCCAATGGCGGTCAATGCGGACCTTGAAAATGTTCTTCAAGGCAATCTCTCTCAGTATCGCCAATCGCTCAACAAGCCCGTTGGTAATCCACGGACGGCGACGGAAGTCAACGCCATCGTCTCGCAGCAGTCCGCAATCGGTAAGACGCAGTTGAGCCGGTATTACACTCAGCTCGATTCCTTCTTTGAGGAACGGTACAACCGCGCTTCGAATCCTAATCTTAACCCGATTACGAAGTCCGATAAGGACGCCATCGAGTTCCAGCGTCGATGCAAAGAGCGCGGCGTTCCTGTGCAGGCGATGATGGATATCGACTACGTTGAGGCGACTAGGACTGTGGGCCAAGGTTCACAGTTTGCTAAGCAACAGCTTCTTGGTTCGCTTCTCCAGTTGTCCGGTTCGCTTCCAGAGGGAGGCAAAATTAACCTGCTCAAGGACTATATTGCCGCACAGGTTGGCCAACAGATGGTGGATCGTTATCTGCCCTCTCAGCTCCAGTCGTCTCGTACGCAGGATCAAGCCGCTCTGGCCGTTCTCGAACACGCCTCGCTGCGTCAGGGCAATATGCCGCTCGTCACCGATACGCAGAATCAGATCATCCACATCGAGACTCACCTTGGCGCGGCGAATGAAGCGGCGTCATCGCTTCAAGGTGGCGGAAACCCAGAGGAAATCATGCTCTTCATGCAGGGTATTGGTCAGCATGTTCAGCAGCACATCCAGAGGCTCGCAACCGATCCGTCGCGCAAGCAGCAGGTCGATGCGTACGTCCAGCAGCTCGGAATGCTTGGCGAGACTATCAAGCAGCTTGGTCAGATGCTCCAAGAGCAGCAGCAAGCGATGGCTCAGCAGCAGCAGGCTCAGGCGATTCAGCAAGGCTCCGATCCTCGTACCGCTGTGATGAACGCGGAGGTTCAATCGAAAATCGCTCGCCAGAACGCCGAGACTATGGCCAACATTCAGCGTCAGAACACTAAGGCGATGGCAGATTTGTCGCGCCGAAATGCAAAGACAACCGCTGATATTCAGCGTGCGAACGCAACTGCGGAATCCAACTTGTCGCGTCAGGGATGAAAAACATACACTTCGTTCACGGTCTTCACGATGACGGTTTCAATATTTGTGAACGTGTAGCAATCGCTTCAGCTTGGATGAATAATCCCGACTGGAGCGTTTTTTTATGGAGTCCTGAAGAACCAACCGGCGAACAGTGGGAAAAGCTCAAGGCGAAGGTTCCAGTTCGCGTGATGCCAATTGGAAACCCTAAAACGTGGAATGGGAGCAATGTTCCAAAGCATCAGCATCGTGCCGATCTGATTCGCCACACGGTTCTTTACGCGATGGGTGGTGTTTACGCTGACACCGACACCATCACGGTTGCTCCATTTCCCGAAGATTGGCTGAACCACGACACTGTCATTGGCCGCGAATTCTGCGATAACGATCCGACGATTGGCCTTTGCAACGCGGTCATGTTCTCGCAGATGCACAGCCGATTCCAATGGAAGTGGCTTCAGAAATGGCAGGAGTTTGACGGAGGAGGATGGAATGAAATTTCTGTTCAGTATCCGCTCAAGATTCATCAGGAAAATCCCGGTCTAGCAAAGTCTGTTGACTTTGAAATGCTTGGATTTATGCACTGCGGTTCTGAGAAGTATTGGAAAGGAATCCATTCGCTCGACGGATGCGTCATTGCTCATTTATGGCGTACTTATCACGACGAGAAAATGCGCGCACTCACTGAAGAGCAGATTCTAAAACGCGAAAACACCTACTGCCTTCATGCTTCAAAATATCTTTGATCGAATCTACCTGACAGACGAATGGAGCGGTGGCTCAGGACCGGGTTCACACGCTCAAAACGCCGCAAAATACATCAAGTTTCTCAACTCGTTTATTCGAGAAAACAAGATCAAGTCGATCTTGGACATCGGCTGCGGCGACTGGCAGTTGATGTCGATGATTGACCTTTCTGGAGTTCGCTACAAAGGCATCGATGTCAGTCCGGTTGCCACTGCGTTGGCGAAATCAAAGGCTCCGCTCGGAACCGATATCAGCGCCGGAAACATCGAAGATATCCATGAATCATTTGACTTAGTTCACATCAAGGATGTTCTCCAACACTTGGATTTTTCAGAGTGCCAAAGGATTATCGAAATCATTTCTACTCGCCACAAGTCAGCACTTGTCGTGAACGAGCATCCGGCGGTATCGCATGACATAAAGAATGGTCAGTATCGACCGTTGAGCATTGTTGCTGAACCTATTTGCTGTCCGCGTTCCACGGTAATAAAAGTCTTTACTAGCCCAATGTTCAAAAAATCAGTCACCTACATTCACCCAAAATGAACGATCAATACTACTTGTTGAAGCAGTTTATCTCCGATCAATTTCCAAAAATGGGCGGCTGGTGCGACGCCGAAAAAGGATATCAGATTGGAAAGCTTGTTCTTGATTCGAAGCCTCAGAAAATTGCTGAAGTAGGCGTTTTTGAGGGCAAATCCACTCTCGCGCTTGCCAAAGCTTGCAAGATGAATGGCAGTGGAACCGTTTACGCTATCGATTCTTGGAAGAAAGAGGACTGCATCGATGACGAAAACACTAGCAATCAAGAGTGGTGGTCAACTCTCGATCTGGACAGTCATTATGAGGCTTTCGTAGGCCATACTGTCCGTGCGCAGGTCGTTAAGAATATCCAGTTCTGCCGCATGTCTTCGTGGGATGCTTCACGATTTCTGCCGGACATGGACATGGTTCACATCGATGCCAATCACGCTGAATGGCCGTCTACGAGCGATGTCGTCAACTGGCTTCCGAAGCTGAAGGTTGGCGGCTATCTGGTCATGGACGACGTAAACTGGGAATCTACGCAGACCGCGATTCGTTTTGCCGAAAAATACTGCACGTTGATTCAACGGTACGACCTCAAAGAAAGCGTGTTTTCAATCTATCAGAAGACTAAAAAATGATTCCAATTGTCATCACTCAGCGCGGATCTAAGCGGATTGATTTTGTCACCGAGAGCCTCAAAAAAGCCGGAATCGAACAGTTCAGGTTTTTCTATGGTCTAAACGGCGCAAAGTCTGGGCTTATCGCAACCATCAAGTATGGAGAAGACAACCCTCAGAACCCAGAATCAATTGGCCCGAAGCATGTCGGATGCACGATGTCGCACATCATGCTCTGGTCTGCTCTTGAGATGGACGAGACTGATGCGGATTACTGGATGATTTTTGAGGACGACATCGTTCTTCGAGACGAATGGCGCGCAAAGCTTCAACAAGCTTTGCGAGATGTTCCCAATGATTGGGACATTCTTTTTGCTGGATCATGCTGCGCAAACGGAAGGGTTGAGGAGAAAGTCGCTGAAAATCTTTTTCGCTGCCATCCGCTTTGCACTCACGCCTATCTCGTTCGAAGAAAAGCGTTGAAACCGCTTCTCGAAACAAACACGGAGATTTACGCTCCGATTGATCTACAAATTTACTTCAAAACACGGCATCTTTTGAACTCTTACTCCATCCTTCCAAGGGTGGCCGACCAGTTTGAAACCGAGATTCCAGATTGATTTGCGCATCCATGATGAAAGACATAATCCGAAGTCTGTCCCTTAAGGCTCTCAAACGATTTGCAACGGGCGGCGATGGTCCGGCGGATCTTCTTCAGGAAATCGAAGACCTTCGCAAAACGCTTGAGATTCGAACCAAAGAACATGACGAGCATCTGACCGAGGTCCGCGAGGAGCGCGATCATTGGCTCGCTCTCTACGATGAAGTCAAATTCGCTGCCGAGTTTCTAATGAGCTACGCAAAAAATGACGTCCCCAAGCTGAGTGAACAAACTGATTGGGAGACTGGCAAAATCGTCCTGCCGCAGGAAACAGGGACGTACTACTTCAACCCGGCAATCATGCTCGAACCGGATGGTCGCATCATGCTTTTTGCCCGTCGCTGCCGTAACAAGCGCGAGAAGGACGAGGATGTCTACATCGAGAAGAACGACATCGTCGTGTTCGAGCTGAGTCAGGATCTTCGCGCCACAAAGAAGTCGCTGCTCCAGTTAATCTCCCACTACCCCCTCGAACAGTTCGAAGATCCTCGCGTCGTCAAATTCGGCGACAAGTACGGGCTTGCGTGCTGCACATTCGTCCCGTTCAAGAGCTACGCGCACCAAGGGATGTTCCTTCTGGACAAGCATTTCCTGAACGTAGGCCGTTTCGACATGATCTACGGCAACAACTACGCGCAGGCCATGATCAACGATGGGCATGAGAAGAACTGGCTCTACTTCGTCCATGATAACGCGCCACATATGGTGTATTCGGCCAATCCCCACGTCGTTGTACGCCTTAATGGGCGTTTAGAGAAGGAGGAGGAATACGTCACCGACGAGTTCAATCCGCTCTGGAAGTTTGGCGAGGTGCGCGGAGGCTCCAATCCGATCCTATGCGACGGCTTGTACTGGACCTTCTTCCATAGTTCGCTGCCGTGGATCAACAAGAAGCGCCGCTACTACATGGGTGCCTACGCTTTCGAAGCGAAGCCGCCTTTCCGCATCGTTCGAATGACGACGCTGCCGCTTCTGACTGGAACGAATCAGCAGGATTGGTGGCCGGGATTGCCTGCGGTCGTATTCCCGTGCGGCGCATTCTTCGATACCGCAAAGAATAAGTTTGTCGTCTCGTACGGAATCAACGATGTGGACTGTGGTTACATCAAGATTCCGTTGGCCGACTTGCTTGAGGTGACGAAGGTGATTCGACCCAAGCGCGACGTCGTCAACAAAGAGAACCCGATCAAACTCGACGAAGTTCTCGATCCAATTCCGCAGAGACATAAACTAAAACGAAACAAGAAATCAAAGTATGATGAACTGGCTAAGAGGCTCGACGAAGAACCGCAAGGAGATGGCGAAAAGTCTGATGGACTTGCCTGAGGTAGACATTCTCGAATGGACAACGGCTGGCCAACAGGGCGAACTTGCGCTTATTTTGCGAAATCCGATTCTTCGGATGGCTTTACGCATCGTGGCTGAGTCGATGCCGGTGCCTATGCCTTCCCAAGGAAGCAAGGAATCGGACATTGTTTTCGCGGCTGGCGTAACTGCTGGCTACGCGCATTGTCTTGAAAACATTCGAAAACTTGCAGTAACCGACACAACGAGAGAACCTGAAGCAACATTTGAAAAACAATACTAACATTTTATGGAAGAACCACTGAACTCACCGACCGTTAATTCCGCGCAAACGCCTGATTTCGAAAGCTCCTTTATCGAATCTTTCAAGGCTAACACTCTTGAGGATGCTGCCGCTGGAGAGGCTAGTGCAAAAGCTTCGCAAGTAACCGAGGAGCCTAAGCAGAAGAAGCAAACGCAGCCTAAGTCCGAAGCGAACACCAAGCTCAGCAAGTCTGAGATGGATATCGAGCGAATGTTCAGTCCGAAGGAGAAGGCTCCAGCTACCGAGGATTCCTCGGCTACTGATGACTCGGACATTCCCGAGACGATCAAGTCTACGAAAGCCGCTGATGCTTTCCGCAAGATCAAGGAAGAGAAGGCGCAGTTGGCCAAGCAGCTTGAGGAATTGAAGTCTGGCAAGGTTGCCAATCCGAACTTCGAAGCTCAGCTCAAGACCTTGCAGGAGGAGCGCGACACGCTTTCCGAACGTGTTCGACTCCTCGACATTGAGCGCCATCCCAACTTCGTCAAAAAGTACGACGGCAAGATTACCGGCGTGTTCGACTCGATGAAATCGGTCGTTGGCACGGACGGCGATAGGCTTATTGGCCTACTCAAGTCTCCTGAGAACGATTATCGGAACTCGCAGATCGACGACATCGTTGAGGGTCTTTCGCCCTCCAAGAAGGCGAAGCTTGGCGCTTTGATCGTCAAGTACGACGAGATTAACGGCGAGAAGTCTGCGGAGATGTCCGAAGCGAAGTCCGACTACGACTCGATCATTTCGAAGTACCAGCAGGACAACGAGGAAGGCACTCGCGCTGCATTGGAGTCGGCCAATAAAACATGGACAAAGGTCAGCGAGAACGCTCGCGCTCTGGAAATCTTCGAGCCGCGTGAGAACGACGACGAATGGAATACGGAGCTGACTGGCCGACTTAGCCTTGCTCAGCAGATCTTCAATGGCGAGAACAGCGAAGAAGACCTCGCTAAGGCCGCTCTATGGGCCGCTGCCGCGCCTAAATACCGCGAGCTTCTCTACTCTCAGGTCGAGGTAAACAAGCGCCTGCAAGCCGAACTAGCGAAGTATCGAGGCAGTGAACCCGGTGTTAGCTCGAAAGCAACGGCTGGCGGCTCCCGCGCATCAAGTGCGAATGGTTCGAAGAGCGAGGACTTTGTCACGAACGTCCTGAAGTCGTTAGGACGCTGACCTTACGCGTAGAAGTAATTATCCCCCGGTGGTTTTTGTTACCGCTGGGGGATTTTGCTTTGAATCATTTACGATACGGACCACTGCCGCCGCGATACGGACCGCTGCCACTTGGTGCTGGACTTGGCTTAACCGGAGGCTTCGGTGGAGGAGACTGCTTGTAAGGTCCGCTGCCACCACCGACGGCGGGAGAACCTTTATACGGTGCGTTGTTGCTCATTCTTTTGGAAGTGCATACCAACCTTCATGGATGATGATGCGGTTATTACTACGCACCGTTTTGCCGGTAGAGTCAACCACCCAAACCTTAGCCTTAACGCTCTCAGCGAGGCGCACAGGCTCACCGTGGGGGACGTAAATCACCCGGCTCGCGCAGCTCACGCTCATGCTCATCAATGCGAGCAAGCAGATCGCGCTTAAGATCGGGTTGTTTTTTCGCATCTTCGCTTGTGACATCTTGCTTCGTCAGCGCGTGAAGCCAGATAACCAGCTTCATCACCAAGTCGGCCAAGAAGTTCATTCAGCTTTGGCAACATCGGGCGCAGCCTTCGCGGCTTTCTTGTTGTTGTAAACAGACCAGCCAACGCCAGCGATGCTTACGACAGCGCCTACGAGTTCAGCGAGTTGATCAGCACTGGCCAACCCTTTGGCGACGAGGAAACCACCGGCAGCGGTCAAGATGTGGCGGACAAGAGAGGCGAGATTAGGATTCATTTTTCTGTTTTTAGTTTGCGATACAGTTCGAGTGCTTTGACGACGCAAGTGAGAAGCGCGGCGAATGCGCCAAGAGCTAACGACGCAGTCTTGAGATGAGGATCTGAAAATACCGCGTTCCCCAGAATACCGATGATCGGACCACCGACGCCGATTGATATGTCTCTGAAAAAGGTGTGGTGGTCCGTCATCGTGATGGTTAGTTAGCGAGCGGAGCCTCTGCAAGCGAATCAGCCGTTGCAACAACCGGCACCGGATTAGCCGCTTTGTAAGCCTCCACAACCGCCGGAGTCCACAGCGCGTTCGCAATATTCACCACCTCGGTGGGCTGACCAGTAAGGTCGTCACCGGGATTGAGCGTGTACTGCGAGGTAATCTCAGAACCCACAATCGAACCGCTGTTGTCGTAATCGATTCCGGTCGTGACGAACAGCGAGTTGTTCTGATTTACCTGCACTGCGACAATATCAACTGGTACGATCATTGGATGGTGGGGCTAGGGGTTTGGCTTGCGGCGTAGGCTGCGACAGCAGCAGGAGTCCAGACAGCGTTGGCAATCGCTACAACCTGCTCTGGCTGACCCGTAAGGTCTGAGCCGGGAGCGAGACAATAGCGGCGGAAGGTGGAAGCCTTCACGGCTTCTCCATCGACGATCTGGTCCGACAGGCGAACCTGAAGGACGGTTGAAGGAAGAACCTCGCAGAGCGAAAAAATGGTGCGTTCTGTTAGCATAGGATTAGGCTACGGTGTAGGTGACGTTAAACATGACAGCCGATGCGTTTGTAAAATTGGAATCAGTTATATCTGTAATGGCACCAAGTATTGATAGTTGCTCTAAACTAATAGTTGGTGATGTATTTGCAGCGTAGGCTTGAACAGCTCCAGTGTAAGAAACTCCATTAAGTCTCAAAGTTGTGGGTGCATACGACTCGGCGTTATTTGCGACTCCAAAAGGAAGTCCAGTTATGGCGGCCGCTCCAACAGATGTCCCCTTGTTTGTCAGTTGTATATAACCTGTAACATTAACCTGTCTTCCAACTTTGGTATATCGTCCGGTATTTGCGCTTGTTGTTAAACCTACGCTTGCACCACCAAACTTCAATCCAATCGTCCACGTCCCCTCCTCGTAATCGTTCAGTAGCTCGGAGGTCATCGTTCCGCTGCCGCTTGTAGTCGCGGAGAAGTCGATGCCTTTGCCGGACGTAGCCATCACTACGTTGCCGGTGGCTATGCTGACATTGCCGGTGGAGGCGATGCTGAAACGTTCAATCGGATAACCGTTGGAATTATCAGACGTCCCAAAGACTAAAGAACCTTTGTAATCGTTACTTGTCGCAACTTCACGCTGACTCCAGATTGCTGCGTAGTCTGAATAAAGTGATGCGCTTAGTTTTGCCCTAAAATTGATTCCACCACCAACACCTGCGGCAAACGCAGTTGAGTCCGTAACAGTTAGAGGCATAGTCGCAAATGCCGCAATGCTTGTAAGAGCAGTTGTACGAGCACTCAACGATTCTGCGGTAGTATACGGAGCCGCCGTACCAATACCCACCCGATTGTTCGTAGAATCAACCTTCAGCGTCGAGGTATCCACCGTCAGATCGCCAGTGATGGTGGCGGAGCCAGCGGTAACGAGTCCGGCAACGGTCAGCGCATCGGTTGTCTTGTTGTAAACCAGACCGGCATCGCCTGCCAGATTCGTTCCGCCATCATTGAAGATGACCTGAGTCGTCGCGCCGGGAAGGGCAACACCACCGCCAAGAGCGGTGTATATCTCAGTGAAGTTCTGGTTGGTATAATCGAACGAGGTCCGCAGCGGCGTCCCCGTTCCGTCGTTCGGCGATGCGCCGATATTGATGGTTTGCTTTGACATATATGACTAAATGAATGTTTCGTTGACCTACAGAAATTCGGTCATGTCCGCCGTGATGCTCGTCACGTCCGCGCTTATCACCGTGTTATCCGCCGTGATATCCGCCATTCCGCCAAGCGTCGCCGCCTCCCAGAGTAGGCCAATCTCCAGCAGAATTCGTTCACGCGGACTCATGCACGAAGCTCCCTGAGCCTCCGCAATTAGTGTGGCCGCATCGGCGCAAGAAATGTTTGCCATGATATTTTAGAACGGATGCGAAGTGATGAACCAAGCCGTACCGTTCGAAATGATGGTAATCGAATTCCATTGCGGGGACAGCACATGTGTGGCCGCTCCGTCAATCGTCTCGGACGCGTACGCATCGACCGTCACCGTATTCGCGCCAGCATTGATGCGCTTGAAAACGTAGATACGACCAGCAACCAGCGCCGCCGGGGGCAATGTCAGCGTAATCGCTCCTGCCGTAGCATCGCAGGCCAAGAAGTAATCACCGCTCACCACACTGCCGCTGGTCGTCACCGACCGATACGCACCGCGTGTCGCGCCGCCGCCCTGAAGATACGTCGCAATGCGGTTCTCCAGCGCCAGCTTGGCCAACTCAACCTCCCACGGTGAGCGACATCCCAGCGACGCCGCCTCGTTGATGAGCGTTGCTGCCTCGTCGCATGTGATGTTTGGCATATCGTTCTATTGAAAATTGGTTATCGTGCCATCGGACCAGCGCCGCGCTGCATCACCTCGGCGATAAATCCACCGCCGCCGGGAGTCGCACCCTCCTCCTCCATCTCCTCCTCCTCACCGCGCTCGGCCAGCTTCTTGCCCTTGGATTTCTTCTCGTATCCGGGAATGGCCACACCATCAATCTCGATGACCTCCGCCTTGCCATTCTTACCAAGAACGATAGTCGCCATAGTCTGGAACGCTTCGCCCTCCGCAAGGTTCTCGGGGATTTCTACGCCTTTTGGAATCGTAAATGACGGCATACGGGGAGCATTACGCGACCTATTGGGATGTCAATGTCTAAGCGATAACGGGCAATAAAAAACCCGCCACTAACTTTTCGGGCCAGTGACGGGGTGCCTCACAATAAGGCGCTTTACAAGACATTCAACCTATTGATTCAACCGAGGCAAACCTAGCTCAGAGTTATCGTTGGGCAACACCAATTTTGATCCTTTGGAAATGTTCTCGAACGCGGTCAACGGTTGCAGGTTTGTCCAGTGGCTCAATCCCATAATCTCCTCCGGTGAATTTCCGCTGGCCAATGGAATGCGATGATCGACATGCCAGTACGGACCGTAGTTTTCCCACGTCATTCCATCCCTGAACTGCCTCTCCAAATGACCACGCAGAAAGTCGGGAGTGCAGCCGACAATCGCAAATGTGGCCGACCGTCGCGTCTTCTTGCTGCCAAGATACGCACGAATCGAACCTCGAATGGCGTCCTTGAGCCGCATCATTGGGTCGTTCCGGCGGCGCTCACGGAGCTTGTCGATTATCTTGGAATGGTTTGCATCGCTGTATCGCTTCCCCCAACGGCGAGCGCGTTCTCGATTATTGGCGCGGTACTCGTTTGTCTTTTTCTTCAGGTGTTCAGCGTTTTTTTTCTGATACTCGCTGTGCTTCTTTGACACCTCTTCCTTGTTTTCTCGGTAATACCTAAGTGACTTTTCTTTGTAATACTCTCGATTTAGTTGATATTTCTCAGCCTGCTTCACTCGGATCGTCTCCGCGTTCTCAGCGTTGTACTTGGCCAGCTTCTCCTTCTCGTTGGCCACCTTCTCCGTAAATCGTTCAGGCGTTAGCCACTGATACCGCTTGTTTCCATCCTTGTCCTTCCAGGTGTAACCCCAGCAGACAAGCCCATCCTCGCGTACGTCGCCACGTTTTGGTTCGTTTACCATGACTCGCAAAAGTTAGCATGAGCATGGCATCTGGCAAATAAAAAATCCGCAAGCCTTTCGACCTGCGGATTCTCGCGTATTTACGAGGTTTTTACGAGCAGATGATGGTAGTCAGCGCGCCGGTGCAGCGGCGGAAGATGATCGTCATACCCTGATTCGTGAAAACGGGTTCGGAAGCATGAACGAACTCAGCGTAATGCTGACCCTTCTTCTCCAGCGGATCGGCGCAATCCACATCGAGCTTGTAGGCACCAGTCACCCACTGCCACTCGCCCATGTAGTTGGTCGGCATCCAGCTCAGATCGCCAACGCGATTCACTGGCCGCACGATGTGCGACTTGAACACATACGGAGTCACGATGAACGCGGCCTCGTACGGAGCAGTCGTCCAGCTCGAATTGACGCTGAACACAGTACCCTTCGTTCCGCTCGCGCTAGTAAACGGCTGAACCAGCGTGTACTTGCCACCGGCATAAGTGAAGCGGGGCGGGAACAGATTCGGCACATGGCGATAGTTCTTAATCACCCGGTTCGCGCCGATCCGTTTCAGCAACTCCGCACCAGCGCCACTGCCCTGATCAGCGAAGCGCAAGTCATCGCGGAACGCCGGGTTGTTCTGAGCGATACGCTGCGAAGCCTCCAAGCCGATATATAGCGGAAATACCGGACCATCGCTGCTGTACGAGATGAAACCGGAGCTATCAGGATTCGTCGCACCGTTACGGATCAGCGTAGCAGCCGCGACATCGAGCATCTCCTGAGTCAGCTCAGAGGTAGACTGATTGAGCGCCTGACCAGCCGATCCGGTCTGAATCCATGGGAACTCATTCACGCCGGAGGGAATCGTCTCGACCTGAGTGAAGGACGAGTCGGCCACAGCCTTGATGGCGAACTTCGCGAACGTATTCTGATAGCGAGTCTCCCATGAACGCTGTGCGCGGATCGAGAGCTTCTCCAAGTACACACGCAAGAACGCCTCGACGCGATGGTCGAAGGTCAAATCGTCCTTACACAGGAGCGGACCTTTGAGGGCGAAACGCTCAGGACTCCAAGTGACGGCATTATAGCCGACCGGAACCTCGCTGTAAGTGACATCGCAAGCGCCACCGTTCTCGCCACTGGCGAGCGTGATGGCCGACCACTCCTCAGCCGCAGTCGGCTCGATGGAAGTGGTGGTGAACGAGGTCTGGGTCAAGCCAGTACCTTGAGGATACTCTCCGCGCTCAATCATATTGAGCCACATCGAGCGATACGAGGCGCGTTTATAGACGTCCTGCGCGAGCGACTCAGTCGCTACGGCGAAGGCGTTGAAGACATTAGGACAAGCCATATTGAGAAAAAATTAAACCGACGTTATCTGCATTTGGTAGGCCATTCTATCCATCCATCAAACGATGGCGGACTAGCCTACGCGCTGACCGATGCGGAGCGTCATTGCCGCTTAGACAGTTTTGCGATGGCTGACCAAGCCTCCGCCTTGCTTAGGGTCGATAAGCCGGATGGATACATTTTATGTATCACGAGTCAATTAGAATATAGTTACCTCGTCGGTCAGTTCGCTCTGATCCGCCATGTAGGTTTTGTATCCTTTGATCAGCGTTCCGATTCTATGCGGCTGGATGATATGCTCCTTCGCGATGAATCCCCTGAACGTATACGGACCGGGGAATTGACCCGTCATCAGCGCATAGAAATCTACTCCATCGGTCTTCGAGCCTTTGCGCGCATCGACCAGTAGCTTGCCATTCTCGTACTTGGTCGTCTTCACATCGATGCGAATGCCCGGAGGGATGGGCGGGATAATCGCGTCGTAGAGCGGGTGCGGAGGCTCGCGATCCGTGTCGATGTCGGGATAGACATTGAATAGCTTACAGAAGGCTATCTCGCCGCACACGCCCTCAAGATCAACAGTCGCAGGGTCATCCGCGCTTATCTTCAAGTTCGTAGTGTTGAAATGACGGTTATTGCCGTTGCGATTCTTGGCTACGAAGTGGGCCAACTTCCTCTCAGCTTGATTGAGAGAAATAACTTGACCAATTTTAATTTTACTTAACATGGTCAAAAAGGCGGAAAATTTTTGAGGGGGGTATCGTAAACGAAGCCACCCCGCAAAGGGGGTGCCATGTCCTACGTCAACAATCGTGCCATTCTGTGGAAAAACAATCCTTTTGTCCCATTAGATTTACTTATCCTGACTATAAGTCCCCCACCGTCGCACATTATGTGTTATATTCACTTCAAACGGGATTACTCACGACTACCTCCGCGAAGCGATCAGGCATAGAGCCGAGCAAGTTAATTGACACGCTGGTAGCCTCACCTTGCTCTGACCAGCCGAAAACGAGTGCTGACCGCTTCGCCACGCTGCCTAGAATCGATTCCCTGACCGATTCATCCTTGATGCCGTCAAGGTCATAGCTGTCGATCCTTTCAAGCGTTGCAGCTGCATCGGCGGCGAGGCGATTCCTGACGAGAATAGAGAGAGCCTCAAGACTCTTTTCTGTCCTTACAGAAATGTCTGTAAGAGAAATCGATTTCGCCTCCCGTCTTAATTTCGTCAGCCCCTCTCTTTCAGCGCGCTTCTGTAAAGTCGCTTTCTTTGCCCCCAGCTTGCCCGAAATGGCTCCCCAGTCGCTTCCCGCCAAGTACAGGCCGCGCGCCGTTTTCCACTGGTCATCTGTCAACTTCATCTGTCGGAAGCGTACAGACGGCCTTACGGCCCGACAAGCGCGCTGACGACAAGCTGACGACAAGCGCATTTTCCCCAATGATTCCGCCCCTTTCGCCCCGCTTTAAAAATTAATTTGTTTTTTTCTTTGACTCCTTCCGCTCCGTCGCCTAGTCTTTACTCATGAAAGAAAACCTCCTTACCGCTGTCAGCGCTGAGATTGCCGATGAGATTCGCGCCATATTCGCCGAAGCCGACTCATGCGGCCCAATGCAAAAATGGGAATGTGAAGCCCGCGCAAGATCGGTTTGGCGAAGTGCGGGAAATATTGACCTTCAATCGTGGCAATTAAGAGCGTTGGTCGGTTGATTTCCGATATACTGCCCGTAGGAAACTATGGGCAGCAGTCGGCAATCAAACCAAATCATGAAGCGCATCACCCTAAAACGACTCCTCATTGCAGCTGCAATTGTCACCCTCGTCCTAATCCAAGCCTATCTAGAATCATCCCTAGGCTTCACCCCCAACCATTGAACCCCATGAAAACCCTCCTATCTATCGATACCAACGCAAAGACCGTCAAAGGCCAGAAACGTGGCTTCATGACCGGCATTCTCTATCTTGCCCCCGGCAAACTATCTGGCCTCATTAATGTCTGTCCCAATGCGTCCGTCGCTTGTGACAACCTTTGCCTCTACTTTGCGGGGCGTGGCGCGTTTAACTCCGTGCAAAAGGCGCGCACAGCAAAAACCATTTTTTACGTCAAAGACCGTGAAACCTTCCTTGCCACGCTGAAAGACAACGTCACGTCGGTCATCCGTAAGGCCAAGGCCAAGAAAATGGTTCCGGTCATCCGTTTAAACGGAACGTCGGACATTGGATGGGAGCGGTATACGGTCATTCAAGCGTTCAAGACGACCCGCTTTTACGACTACACGAAAAGCTTCGCCCGTATGGTGGCCTTCCTAGACGGAAAACTCCCGTCCAATTATTCCCTCACGTTTTCCCGTTCAGAAACCAACGAAACCCAATGTCTCGATGTTCTCAAACGTGGCGGCAACGTGGCGGTTGTTTTCCGTGGCAAAGTACTCCCGACGCATTGGCAAGGTTTTCCGGTCATTAATGGCGACGAGAACGACCTACGTTTTCTCGATCCTAAGGGTGTCGTCGTTGGTCTTACGGCAAAGGGAAAAGCAAAGACCGACACAAGCGGATTCGTTGTCGGTTGAACGCGAAGAGCCACGCGTTGGCTCTTCCTTTCACTCTACAGCATCCAAACCAAAGCACCCAAACCAAAGCACCCAATGACCAACCGATATTCAGGCCAGTGCATCCAATGTCACGAAACCGTTCCCGCAGGCCTAGGAACCGTCTCTAAGCGCGGCCGCGCATGGCGCATAGATTGCAACGCATGCACTGGACGCGTCGCGCAAAGCACCGATCTAGTCTGCGTCAAACTATCTTCAGGCTGGACGGGTACACGCAATGCACGCGGCCGCTGCGAAGACGCGCCATGCTGCGGCTGCTGCACTTTCTAAACCCTAAACCCAACGAATAAAACACCATGTCGAATATACCGCTTGTCCCTTTCCTACGTTTGCGCGAATGCGAGGAACCATTCGTGATGCACGGCCGCCGCTGGCTTTTTGTCACCTGTCTGCGCGCAGATGGTTTTCCCGACATTGGAGTCTATTCTTTCGACACTGATCTTTGCCACGATTACCTAGCGTGGCGTGAAGCTTTTAACCTCAAATAAAACCCATATGGCCTCAATCCAACGCATAGCAACCGCCGTGGACAACCTCCTAAACGGTAACCTCACGCACGCACGCAAGTCCGCACGCGGCCTGACATACTCTGACATATTTGATTGGCTGACAGGCCCAGTCGGATGGCCGGAAAACCGTTCCCGCGCATGCGCCGATTATCTGATCGGCCGCATAGATTACCGCACCTATTGCAACGCTGACCGTTGACCCATCCTCCGCGCATCATGCGAAAGCGTGCTGCGAAAGGGTAGGCCACAAAGTCCTTCCTCAAATAAATCACGAATCATGAATCCAAAATTGCTCCCCATCCTAGAACGCATCATTGCTCGCGACACGATCCTGCTATCGTTCCACGCGGATAACCTCCCGCAATCCGCGCTCGCCTACATCCGCCATACCTACGTCATGTGCAGAAGCCTGTCATGGGAGGAGCAAGACTTAATCGAGGAACTCCCGCCTTTCGCGGACGACATAGCAGACTCTTTCCGCGCCGGCACTGGCGGTGACGATTCCGTTTACCATCTATTTCAGGACGGCTCCCTGTGGCTCAGGACGAACGCTTACAGCTCCGTCTGGGCCGACGCTACAGACTTTGCCGTGGAAATCCTGCTCCCGCGCATGACCCTTTCCCGCATGGACGCGCAATTGCTCCGCGCCATTGAAATGGACGATGCGGTCGAATCCGTCCGCGCTGACTTTTATTCATCCTTCGCGCATATCCTGAACCGCGATTGTGGCATCCCCTATTGCGACGCACGCGAACATTGGACCGCCTATTCCCGCCAGCTATCGGATTCCGCGTGCGAGGCTGTGGTTCTAGGCGGTTCCGAATCAGGCCGCAAGGAAGGTCTTCGTTTCACGTCTGAGTACACCATTAACGCCTGAACCAATGAAAACCCATACCCCCGCCCCTTGGCTTGTCCGATTCGATGAAGATCGATTCGACTCGAAACTGTCTGTCCTTGAGGTCATCGATGGAAGCGATGCGTCATTGAATCATCCGCAAGGCGAACTTGTCCTTGCGCGAGTCAATGTCAGCGCCTTCGCCCCGCACATGGACGAACCGCTTGCAAATGCTACGCTCATTGCCTCCGCGCCTGAAATGCTGGAGGCGCTGGCTCTGATTTACGCAAACGCCGGAGAATCGCCCGAATGGATTCGCGCTAGAATTGCCCCGGTCATCGAAAAGGCGATTGGAGGTAGCCTGTGAGCAGTTATACCCCCGGCCCGTGGACAACCAAGAAAATCGACACCGGAGTTTACGATATTTGTCGAGTCGGCAACGATGGCCTGAGAACTAGAGTTTGCCGCCTGCACGCATCTCAGATCGAGCCTGAGCATGGCGGAAATGTTGAATCCAACGCCATCCTCATCGCCTCCGCTCCCGCTATGCTGGCCGCTCTTCAACGCCTCGCGCACCCGATGGCCGACGACGACGATCTAGACTTTGCTCGCGCCATCATCGCCAAGGCGAAAGGGCTTTAAGCCGCTCCGGTTATCCGGTAAACCCTGTCCGCGCATCAAATCGCATAAAAATCACGCATCCGCGCATCAAATCATGCATCCATTGCTTTTATCCGCGCTCATCCAGATCGAATCCCACGGAAACGATCTTGCCCGTGGCCGTCACGGCGAGCTTGGCGCGCTCCAGATCAAGCCGATCATGGTAAGAGATGTTAATCGCATCATGGGGACGCACTACGCGCACGCCCAAGTCACCAACCGAGCCGTCGCGACGTTCATCGCCCACGCATACCTAAGCCATTACGGACGCAATCTCAGCGACGAATCGCTCGCAAGGATCTGGCAGGGTGGGCCAAAAGCCATCCATCGTTCCTCTTCCCGCGCTTACGGTCGTCGCGTCATGCGAAAACTTTCCTCTCTCGAAATTAGTCAAACAACAGCAAAGAAATGAAACTAACCATCCAGTCCAAACAGAACGCGCAAACCATCGTGGACCTGTTCAACGCCATCCTAACGGGCGAGGAGCAAGAACACGGCGCGACACCGCTCTCAATCTACGACGACAACAAACATATCTGCTCCCTCATCGCGAAGGATGGCACGCAAATCCTTGAACTCATCATCGAGCGCGAGGAAGGCGACAAGCTCTGCCCCGGTACACCTGATCTGGAGACGCTATGATGAACCGAAACATCCCGCTCGATGAGTTGGCCAAACAACTCGAACTGATGGCCGATGATTTTCAGAATCCTTTCATCGCATCGGCATCAACCCGTCTCGCGCACGCCGCCACCGCGCTCACCTGCCTTCAGGACGCGCTTTTCTACGTCCGAATGTATCAGTGCGCGGATACGACCGGCGAGGGCGAGAAACGACGACAACAACTCATCGATGATTCGGAGACGATCATCAGCGTCATCCGCGCCGGAGGGATGTATCCATGAGCCGCAACCTCTTCGCGAAGCCAACCTACAAGGTCCAACTAAGCGGCGCGATTGGCTGGAGCGACATGAAGGAGAAGGTCGTCAGTTACCAGACGGTCGAATTCTCCTCGCGCAAGGATGCGGAACGGGCGGCGCGTGAACTGAATCCCGGCGAGTACACGCAAGGGCGGATTCGCGTCGTCCCGGTCGAACTGTCGGAGGACTACGACGTGTATCCCGTCGTCGAGCGAATCCAATCCTGATAACTTTTCGCCGGATAAAAAGTAGGCCAATAAACCTCATTCGCACCATGTCATTTCATCGATTCGATTCTAGCGCGGACACACGCGAAACCGTCCGTAGAGCCGCCAAACAGCTTACGAACGCTCTACGGGGCATTTCTGATCGATTGCGGGGCATTCCCGCTGCCCTACATGACCGACAAAGCGACAAGAACACTTCACATATCCTTTTCCGAAACGGAAGCGGCACCGCCCCCAAAGGCGGAGCGCAAGCATTCCGTTTTCGGAATAAGCCTCTCCCCTTTTTTAGAAAGGGGAGGCTTATCTTTAGATGAGCTAGGTGTACCAAGGGTAACTTAGAAGGAGCCATTGGTAGATTTACGTTGACTAGACGACAAAAGAGACTTATCTGTTTTCCACCATGAGTTACTTATCAAATGGCTCCACGCTTCGGTCCACGTTCCGAGAAATGCCGCCGAAGAGGCACAATCTGAATTCGGAGAAGTCCGAGTTGTTGGCCTACATTGTCGAGACGATTGGCGGTGGGTTGGTCGAGGCTAATCGAGCGTTTGGCTCGATGCGGAACGTCAAGAGTCAGGTCTTGGTTTTTGATCGAACCCATCGGGTTTGGCATGGATGCGATTGGAAGCCGTCCGATGAGGAGGCTCAGAAGGATCTTGAGTCGCGCAAGTTCTCGGACCTCCGTCGCGAAATCGCCCAGATTTGGAAAGCTATCAACGCGCTTCGCAAGGGAAAGCAGCGTAAAAGAAAGCAGAAGGCCGATGACGAGAAGCCTACCGAACCGGGGCTGGAACCTGTGGCCGACTCATCCATCGACGACCTTCTCGCCAAGTACCGCAGCCTTTCCGAAACCGACAGTTCAACCGGCAACTAACCCCGAAAAATTATGACCGACCAGAAGATAGAAATCCTATTCGCCAGCATCGAAAAGATGAACAAACGCCTCGGATCGATTGAGGCGATGATGAAATCCACCACCAAGAAGATCAGCGACATCGAGGATTCGTTCCAATCGGAAAGCGACGACAGCGCATGGGAAGGCTTTGGCCCGAAGCCAGAGAAAACGCCCATCAATCCGAACGCTGAGCAGTACACTCTGGAACTCCATCATGGCCCGTACACGATCTATCGCCACGATGGCGAGTCAGACAAGGAATGGCAGCGGCGCAAGGACCACCTGATGGATCAACGTATCACGTTCCTCAACGGCAGCGGCCAGAACGGAACGCCGGAGCAGGTGGCCTACCTTCAGAGGATCGAAGAACGCCTCGGTCGAAAAGTTTTTCAATATCCTCTTGCAACGACTTGAGACAACTGCGAGGCTACGTCCGCAACAATGACCAATTTTCTGCAATCAGACTTAGAGCGCGAAGGGAAATCGCGACAGGGCGTTAGTGGATTTTCGCCCGTGACTGAACACCTGATTGCAACCCCTTTTCAGCGTTCGGGCATAGAGAAGATCGAGAGGATCTTACGGGTTTACGCATTGGTTTCCCAAGTTAACACCCGAACGCTGTCGATTTCTACGAGATGAAAGTCTTCACCGCCAAACAAACAGCAGCCATGCTCCAAATCTGCTGCGAAACGCTACGGCGGATCGTGCGCCATGATGGCGTCCAGCATAGAAGAATTGGCCGAAGAATCTTGTTCACCGAGTCCGACATCGCCGCGATTCTGACGAGTCGAGCGACAACCGGAGCCGTGAACCCATACGCAAGAAAAACAAAGAAACAACAAGAGAATACAAATGAGCAGCAATCAATTAACGACAACGCAACCGCAACCGCCAGTCAGTCCTGACGGAGAGTTCTATTCCCAAGCTTGTACAACGCTTGATTCGGTCAAGCAGCTTGGCGATTGGATCGCACACTCTGGCATGTTTGGTGCAACGAAACCCGAGCAAGGCTATGTCCTCGCTCTTGAGTGCATCGCCAGCCGGATGACTCCGCTGAGCTGGAAGAAGTCCAACCATCTCATTGGCGGTAACATCACCATGAAGAGCGAGTCTATGCTCGCTGGTTTGATGGACGCTGGCTGGGACATCGATTGGATTCAGTTCGACGCAGTCGCCGCCATCGCCGACTTCAGCAAGGGCGTGAAGAAGGTCCGCGTGGCTTTCACATCAGACGACGCAAAGCTGGCCGGATTGCTCCCCGCGAAGGCTGGCAGTGGATGGGCAAAGTTTCCCGCTGAGATGCTGCGAGCGCGTGTCATCAGCAAAGCGACGCGAATGCTCGATCCGCGAATCACTCAAGGGAGATATTCGCCTGAAGAAGTAGCCGACTTCTCCTCCCCTTCACCAACACCCACCATCACCGCTACAGTGCGCCAGTCAGTCAACGTGACACCGGAACCAGCCTTCTCGCTCGTTGAAAAGCTGGAGCAGATTCTTGAGCCACATTCTGATATCGCCAACGCGTTCCTCATCAGCAAGAACCTGATCAAGGAAGGCCAAAACTTCCGCGATGTATCCACGAAGGTGGCCAACATGATCCTCGCTGATGCGAGTGGTTTCATTACCAAAGCAACCGCGTTCGCTAACCCGCCCACCGAATGAGCATCCTCAACCAACACGTCAATCTCGACATGCCAGCGGCTCAGTATCACGCCGTTGACGCTCTCTCAAAGAGCATGATGTCCAAGATCCTCAAGTCCCCGGCTCACTACAAAGCCGCGCTGGAGGAGCATCAGGAGCCGTCCAAGGCCATGCAGATGGGTACGGCGATTCACACTGCTGTGCTGGAGCCGCAACTCTACTCGCAAGTCGTCGCCGTTGTCCCACCGGATATCGATGGTCGGACCAAGGAAGGAAAGCAGTGGAAGGAGCAGCATAAGAGCCGCATCCACCTGACTCACGCTGAAGACATCGATGTGCAAGGAGTGGCCAACAGTGTCCGTCGCCATCCGTTCTGGGACATCATTCATCTGCCGCACAGGATCGAGGCGAGTGTCTTCGCTCAGGACGAGGAAACCGGCATCGCTCTCAAGGCGCGTCCCGATCTGTGGATCGAAGGCCATACGCTCGTTGACATCAAGACGACCGACGACGCATCGCCCGAAGCCTTCCTTCGAACCATCGCATCGTTCGGCTATCACATTCAGGCCGCGCACTATCTGGAGATGACCGGCGCGGAGTCGTTCATCTTCGTAGCGGTCGAGCGTAAGGCTCCGTACGCTGTCGCCATCTATCGACTGGATGCCGAATGGCTTCAGGCTGGTACGAATCTGCGACGCAAAGCAATCTCGACGCTGCACGAATGCCGCGCACTGGACAGTTGGCCAGCCTATCCAACCGCTACACAAACCCTTTCATGCCCTAAGTGGGTCTTGAATAAATCCGAAAACTAACCACCGAATAAATTATGTTCCAAGTAAACCGCCGAGATGCTGGAGGCCGATACATCGATGCCGAAGGCGACTACACCGTCACCGTAGCCAAGGTCGAGGAAACGCTCGATGCGAAGGGCCGCGAGGTCTGCAAGGTGACGTTCAAGACTGAAGATGGCGCATCCATCACTGACCGCTTCATCAATCAGGAGAATGTCTGGTTTCGCGTCAATCAGCTTGTCGCAGCAACGAAGCACAATGTGCCTGATGGAACCGAGTACGACTTCCTTGGCGTCAAGGGCAGCTACGCGGCGTTCTTGAAGTCAATGACCGGCTTGGAGTTGCTCATCACCGCTCGCTTTGAGGAGTATATGGTCAACGGCGAGACGAAGAAGACGCTCCGCATCAAGAACATGCGCGAGGTTCCGATTGCCGAGGTCGATGGCGACGATCTTGATCCGAAGCCGTTCTAAAACGCATCACGGAGGGGAGCGTATTCCGAGATAACGCTCGAAACTAAGACCTAAAATTTGTATCTATGAGAGTAAAACTAGCAGCAATCACAAAACCAATTGTCGGTGACGGCGCTTTGACCGCATCCGATTTCATCACCTACGCAGCGCGAGTCAGTAATCCGAGCAATCAGATGAGTCTGCTGACCGCTCCAAAGTTATTGGCCTACTGTATCAAGAACGGCCATTGGAGCATCTTTGAGCAGGCCAGTATGACGGTCGAGATTCAGACAAGCCGCGCCATATCCGCTCAGATAATTCGTCACCGGAGCTTTTGCTTCCAAGAATTCAGCCAACGCTATGCGCCGTGCGACGAGGCTGAACCTGTTGAGCTTCGCACTCAGGACAGAGCGAATCGTCAAGGAAGCGGCGACATGTATCCGCAGGAGTGGGCCATGGATGTGGTTGCTAAGTCTGTTGAGCTTGCGTTCACAACCTATCGAACACTGCTTAGGGAAGGCGTGAGCCGCGAGACGGCGCGCATGGTCTTGCCGCTCTGTACGCAGACTACACTCTACATGACTGGCAACATCCGCTCATGGATTCATTATCTGGAGCAGCGGTGCGCGAAGGGTACGCAGAAAGAGCATCGTCAGATCGCAGAAGCTATCCGCGACACGATCTTCGCGATTGAATTCCCACACATCCACGCAGCAATTGAGGAGGGCATCAAGTGAGCGACAAGATCAGGAACATCATAAATGATGGCACCGGCGTGTACAGCATCAGCAAGAAAGAGGCTGGAGAAATCCATAAGGCGGCTAAGAAGGTGAAGAACTATGCGTTCAGTTACTGGACGAGGAACAGGAAGAATAAGAAGGAGGCGAAATGAGCGATCATATTCCTGACGCCACGAAAATGATCAGCGATACACCCAGAATGCAATCTGCACTCTTAGACCATCCTGATGCTGGCTTTGCCAAAATATGGCAGGTGGGCTGTGACATCGAACGCGAACTCTATGCGGCCAATGAGCGCATCAAGAACTTGGAATCTGCGCTTTGTACCGTCCAAAACATCGACAAGGTGAACGCCTATCAGGATCTTGAGAGTGCCAATGAGCGGATCAAGCGGTTGGAGGAGGCGGGGGATGAGATGGAAAAATATTGCAGTGATTATTACTCCAGCAATAGATGGCGCAAAGCCAAGGAGGCCAAGCCGTGAGTCATACCCCGAGGATGGACCTTGCGCTTCGTAAGGCACAGGAAGATTGCACTGAATCATATCTATTAACTGAAGGCCTGAAACTCGAACGCGAACTCAACGCGGCCAATGAGATGTTCAGGAAATTAAATATTCACGCTCTCAATCTGGCTGACCGCATCAAGCGGCTGGAGGAGGAACTCAACGAACTTGGTTCAGATGAAGCTCGATTGCTAAATTCAAATGGAGAACTTGAAAGACGCATCAGGCGGTTGGAGGAGGCGGGGGATGTACTATGCGCTGCTGCCGCCTTTATGGGGTGGCACATGGAGATTGAGAAATGGCGCAAAGCCAAGGAGGTCAAGCCGTGAAGTACCGCAAGAAACCAGTCGTCATTGAAGCGACTCAATGGATGAGGCATGGCGATCATCCTATGGTAGAAACCATTTCACCAGACTCATTGAACGGATGGATTCAAACGCTTGAGGGTGGTCATATTGTTTCACCCGGCGACTACATCATCACCGGAGTGAAGGGTGAGCACTATCCGTGCAAGCCCGACATCTTCAGACTCACCTACGAGATGGTGGAGGAGGTTCCCCGATGAGCGAAACACCAATATCCGACTCAACCGCTCACAACGTAGGCGATCTCGGTATGCTATGCCGAAGGCTGGAACGCGAACTCAACGCAGCAAACGCAATCATCCGGCAGCAGCAATTGTTGGATGAAGAAAACCTGCGGTTAAAGGAACGCATCAAGCAACGGGATGAATGGAACAAGCGGCTTGATGAACTCATTGACCGACAGGCGGAGAAGATAATTCTTCTTAGTGAAATTCGGCAAGAAGCTGGAGTACAGGATGCTAACCTTCGTAAAAAGCTTTCCGAAGCAAACGAGCGCATCAAGCGGTTGGAGGAGGCGGGGGATGAGCTAGCCAATACCCAGACCTACGATCTGTTGGAAACCGTCAACTGGCACAAAGCCAAGGAGGCCAAGCCGTGACAGACGAAGAAATCAACGAAGCAATCGCTTTGCAGCTTGGATGGGCGAAGTGCGCCTGCGGAGATATTCGGTGTGGCGTATGGTTTCCTCGTGGAACATCACACCCAAACGAGGCTGAACTTGGTGTCCCAAGTTTCTGCAAAGACCTCAACGCGATGCGCCAAGCAGAGATGGTTGCACTTGGTGGATCAACTGCATGGCTTGAGTTTGCGGTGAATCTGATGCGAGTGCTTGAGGCTGAGCAAATGTCGGAACTGGACGGGATGACGCGCATTCTACAAGCCACCGCTCGTCAACGCGCAGAGGCATTTCTGAGGACGGTTGGCAAATGGGAGGAATCGAAATGAGCGATCATATTCCTGACGCCACGAAAATGATCAGCGATACACCGAGGACGGATGCTGGTTTGGAATACGATGATACAACCGTTGATGATGTTAAGGACTTCGCTCGCACCATTGAACGCGAACTCAACGCAGCAAACGACCGCATCAAGCGGTTGGAGGAGGATCTAATGGACGCGAAGAACCAGTACGCAGTGTTAGTCGCTGACGTTGCGTTGTACGAGGACAGGGGCGAGCGCATCAAACAGTTGGAGGAAGCGTTGTGGTTGAAACAGCCAATTTCCACAGCCAAAGAGGCCAAGCCGTGAGCGTAGAACAACGAATCTTGGACCTGCCGGCTTTTGCCGATTACAACGACCGCCGCCAACTCCGCGCAATCGCTCTCGATGTCCGCAAGCTGGAGGATCGGGTGAAACAACTGGAGCAGGAGAACGACTCGATGCGAGCGGATCTGCTGCTGTGGAACGAGCAGGAGGTTAAGCCGTGAAAATCAAAACACTTGAACAGCTCTACCAAGCGGCCAATGCCAAGAGAGCTGTAACTGTCGGCATGATCCACCGCAAGCCAACACCTGCTGCTTGGGTGCTTAGCTATCAGGGAAGTTTGCTATGTAAACTTTTCCGAACCGGCATCTACCTCTACAAGCCAGCCAATCGGAAGCGCAAAGCTAAGGAGGTAAAATGAGAGACTGCGCCTTCATCTACGTCCACGCTTTTAACGGATTAGTGCGCGTTGAGAGTATTGATACAGCTAAACACATCGATGGTAATCCAGAGTGGAAACACGTTAGCACAGTAAATCCTCACGTTGTTCTTGAGAGCATCTTGAGAGCGACGATCAAAGACCGGAACCTTATCATCAAACACCTACTAACATGAGCACACACATCAAGATCGAAAACCAAACCGAAGTCCCCGTTCTTGTTGCTCTTTTCGAGCAGCCTAAATGCAACGACCATCCTACGAGGAGCGCAGTCCTCAAGCCCGGCGAGAGCTGCGACTGGGGCAGTGGCTCCGTACCACTCGGAAACTACCAGTGCTACGCGGTTATGTCAGGTGATGCCAGCAGTCATGACGAGTGGGTCTGGCACTTCCCCGGCATTGCAGAAGTAGTAGCCCCGCTGGAACTAGGATTCAAATTGTGGCATGCAGGCGACATCGACTGGGCCAACGTCAAGGCGATGAGCAGTGACGATCTGAACGCTACGTTTGGATCCACCTATACCTCCGCCAAGTCGTCCACCAAGTCATGGAACGGAATGTCCTCCTGCATATTCCACATCCGCGGCGGCCCCTCCTGGGTCGAAGAAACCGAACAAGTGGGCATCTATAGGCCGAAGACAGTGGCCTATAATGGCGTTCAATCCACGCCGATGAAGAGCGAGTGATTATGAAGAAACCAGCCAAATACACAGTTATCACCATCGACTCGGCGCTCCACGAAGAGGTTCGCAAACATTGCGACGAGAATGGTTTGAAGATCGGATTTTTCGCCAATCAAGCGTTAAGGAAGTTGCTGAACAAGAAGTGCGCCACGACGCAATCGAGCGCGCTTTCTACCGCCAGTACAACGAACGAATGACAGCGAATCGCACCGTGTGGTGCGGACAAAACCCTTCGCTCGCTATGAAGCAGTGGGCGGAGGGGCAAATTTCCTAAAATTATGAATCTAAGAGAATACCAACAAAAAGCAGTAGAGTGGGCCAAAACTAGCGATGGTCTGATCGTCGCCCCTGCCGGTAGCGGTAAGACATGGATTGCCGCGAGCATTATCAAGCATTACGCCACGCTGAATCCAACGTGGACGTTCGGATGGACAGCGCCAACGATTGAAACCTGCCAGCAAGGAAGAGTTTCCTTAAGGGTGGCTGGTGTGCCGGACGAGAAGGTGGATATCCGGTGTCCGCATGAATCTGTGGACTTCAGTAAGAAGCAGCTTCTGATCGTCGATGAGGCAAAAAGGAGCGCAGCGAAAGTCCTGAAAGGCATCATCGAGTCCTGTAACGGACTGCGTTATGGCTTCGACGCCACGCCGTGGGGCGACGATCCAGACCGGAACACGGTAACACGAACGCTCTTCCACAACCGCACCTACGAAATCAAGCGCAGCGACATTGGCGATTCATTGGCCGACGCTTACCTCGAAATCAGCCACGCCACGGACCTCAACATCCAGCAGAAGATCGACGACAACATCGACCGGCTCTTCAACACTCGCGTCAAGTACATGCGGATCAGGGAGGATGAACTCAAACGGATGTGCGCTTGGGAATCGATTGTCGATATCGGCATCTGCCAGAACCGCGAGCGCAACAAATACGCCATCAACTACGCGGTCGAACATCTCGACATGCAGACCCTCATCCTCATTCCGCGCATCACGCTGGGCGAGGACTACGAACACCAGATTCCGAATTCTCGGCTCGTCCATTCCAAGATCGGCAAGAAGGACCGGCGCGCTTACATGGAAGAATTCAAGGCTGGTAACCTGCGAACCATGATCGCCACATCATTGGCCGACGAAGGATTGGATCTGCCCAACGTCGAACTGCTCATCATGGTCAGCGGCGGTCGGTCGTCGCAGAAGACCATCCAGCGAGCGAGTCGGGCATTGCGGAAAACAGAAACCAAGAACTGCGCGACAATCGTAGATTTCTCTGACAAATTCCACCCCATCGGAGCGTTCCACGCTAAGAAGCGCATGACCTGCTACCGTGAACTAGGTTGTATTTTCCAATGAGTGTATCCACGACAGCAAACGAAACATCCACGCCCACCGAGAACGTAGTCTATCTGATCGGCGAACTGCGCGGCATAAGTCGGCAAACCGAAACCAAAACCGGCTCGCTCATGGTGCGCCGCGTTATATCAATCGCCCGTCACTGGACTGACAACGAGGGCCGCTTCCACGAAGACTTCGATGATTTTGAAATATCCTCATGGGGACAAGTTGCGGAGAAGATCATGGAGGTCCAAAACGGCGCTCTAGTGCGCGTAAAAGGCCGTGTGAAGGTCGAGCGTTGGACGGAAGGCGGAGACACGAAATCAGCGGTTCGAATCGCTGCCGAGCAGGTTACTATTCTCTGTTACTAAAAATAATACTAAGCGAATGAAATCAAACCAAACAATCGTTGCGGTCGATCCGGGTGTGGGCGGCGGATTCGCGGTCAGCACCTCGGAAGGAATATTGCTCTTCCCCATGCCCGAGTCGCTGCCAGACACGGCGCAATTACTGGCAGGATTCAAGGTGGCCGACTCGCATCTGTGGGTCGAGAAAGTGCCAAAGTTCGTCAGCAAACTCACGTCGTCGGCCAGCATGGCGACGCTCCATGAGAACTACGGGATTGTGCAGGGGCTAGGCTACGCGCAAGGCTACGCACTTCACCGTGTTGAACCCAAGATTTGGCAAGAACCACTTGGACTCGGAGGACGTAAATCATGCGAAACCGGACCAGAATGGAAGCGAAAGCTAAAAAGCAAAGCTCAGGAACTGTATCCGAATCTGGACGTCACGCTTCGAAACTGCGACGCCCTTTTGATCCTCCACTACGCGATGGGCGGTGGCCGGTGATACACAAAGCCAATCGTCCGCCCTCGCCCGAGGAGCTGAAGCAATTGCTCATCATGGCGTTCGGAATGGGGATGGTCGTCGCCAGCGCCTACTTCGTTCTATTCGTCGTCAAATGAGCGAGAATATCAAACCCATGTCCGAAGAAACGGACGTGGAGACATTGCGAGCGGCCATCGCGGAATACCAATGGTTGGCCAGCGTACTTTTCAAATCTCTCGGGTGCGGATGCAACGGAACTCAAGACCTTTGCTGGAACTGCACCCAAGCCGAGCGACACTACAAACACACAATCGAGACATACAAATGATCAGCGCAAACAAAATGCCCATTATGCGGATAGCAGAAGCAGATGAATCACCCGAAAAGATTCACTTCGCTTACATCGACCAGAAGTACAAGGAGTGGCTGATCCGACGCGGATTCGTCAACGAACTCGGTCAGGAACCCGGGATGAGAAAAGCAGGCGGATGGCGCGGAAAGACGGCTAAAAAAGGTTAATTATGATGGAAACTCAAATCACTAGAGAACAGTTATTGAAGGAAGCGCCAGCACTCATCGACCATGCGATTCTTCGAGGTTGGATGACTAAGCCCAAGCCAAAGGCGCAAATTGTTGACGGCGTTTGGCATGCGGCTGGTACAGGACATCTCGATAACGCCTCAGAAGATGAAATTCAAAAACTCAGGAAACAGTACGGTGCAGGTTGAAGTCATTTCCGACGACGTAGAGATACGAATCGGGGAAATGAAATGGGTGGGGATAGCCTACACCCGTGACGGAAAACCCAAGGTGTACGTTCGAACGAAAGCCGAATTCAAGGCCAAGTTCACCCCGGTCATTGAACAAGCACCCTAAACTCTACATCGCAGCACAAGAGCAGCTCTTTGCGAAGTTTCAGTCTCGCTCCATACCAATCCAACACTGGAGCAAGTACCTGATGACTCCCAAAGAGCTGTCTCTCCTTTTCGCAAAATTCGAAGAATCAAAGTCGGTTCTCCAGCAAATCGCCTCGAATGATCTGGGCGAAAGCGGGGACATAGCGCGTAAACAACTTGGAATCCAATGAATCAATCAAATATCGACCGTGCCAGAGCATGGCTTCGTAACACCCCCGGAGCCGTCAGCGGACAGGGCGGTCATAACGCAACCTTCGCAGTAGCTACCGCTCTGGTGCATGGATTCGAGCTGTCGCGAGGATCGGCTGAAGCACTGCTATCCGAGTACAGCGAGAAATGCTCTCCACCGTGGAATGCCTATGAATTGGCCCACAAGGTGAATCAGGCAATGACCGTGACGCACGACAAGCCGCGTGGCTGGCTTTTATCCGCTCAATCGGGCATTGGGCAGGGCGGCAATCCCATCTCGCCCACCGGCAAGTTCGTTGTTCGCACGATCCAAACGATGCCGGAACCTCCGTCTCCATTTACCACAATCGACTTCCTGAAAGCCTGCTTCGAGTCGGACGAAGTTGTCTGCATCTGTAACGACATCATTTTCGACGAAGAGGGTCGAGGTAGGCCAGCCTCCAAGGGTACGTTCCTTAAGCGCGACGAATGGATTAAGAACCACTTCACGCCGCCCATCAGCGCCATGTGGAACGGCAGCGACAGCAAAGGCGCATACGTCCGTATCAATCCATGCTTCGACGAGAGCGGATCGGACTCTGGCGTGGCGAACTTCCGCCATGTCCTAGTTGAGATGGACGAGAAGACGAAGGATGAGCAATGGACAGCGTTGAAGGAGTCGAAGCTTCCGCTATCGGTCGTCATAGATTCCGGCGGCAAGAGTCTGCATGGCTGGGTGCGCGTTGAAGCGGCCAATAGAGAGGAGTGGAACGAGCGCCGCGACGTCGTCTATCGCTACCTCGAAAGCATCGGCATCGATCCGAAGAACAAGAACGCGAGTCGGTTCAGCCGTCTGGCCGGTGTAATGCGCGACGGCAAGGAGCAGAAGCTCTTGGCCGTCAACGTGGGCGCAGTGAACTGGGAAGCGTTCAAGGACGACATGGACGCGCAGGACATGCCGATGGAGTTCTCGATAGACAGCATCATCGAGTACGATCCGCAGAACGATCCTGACAATTTGATCGGCGATAGGTGGGTTCGGCGCGGATCATCCCTTCTCTTTGTGGGGCAAAGTGGATGCGGCAAAAGCTCGATGGCCGCGTATCAAGGTCTGAAGTGGGCGTCCGGCGAAGCTTGGTTTGGCGTCAAGCCCGTCCGTGCGCTAAAAGTAGCTTACATTCAGGCGGAAAACGACATCGCCGATCAGCATGATGCGCTCAAGGGCGCTGCTCAGATGACCTTTGGCAAGGAGAACTGGGAGCGAGGTCTTCGGAGCGCGAACATGTTATTCTTCCGCGAGACGGTGAGAACGGGTTCCGACTTCGCGACGATGCTCCGCCGCCTCGTTCGCAAGACTAAGGTCGATGTGGTTTATATCGATCCACTGCTCTCCTACATGGGCGGCAATCCATCGGATATCGAGGTCTGCGCGAACTTTACGCGGCACTTGCTCCAGCCGATTATGATGGAGACAGGCGTAGTCCTGATTCTCGTTCATCACTTCCCGAAGCCCAAAGGTCGAGACGACAAACCGGAGAGCGTGGCAGAGATGGCCTACTCAGGATTCGGATCGTCGGATCTAACGAACTGGGCCAGAGAGGTAATTGTGATGAAGGAAGTTGGTTTCAATCAACCTCGACAATTTATGCTCGGCATGGCGAAGCGAGCGGATCGTTCCGGCATGACGGACAAGGAAGGAAAAGTCACCGGATCGATTATGATCCAGCGTGGTACGGGCGGCGACATCTCATGGAACTACGCAGATCCACAGAAGTTCGTCGTCGATAAGGAGTCGGCCAAGAAGCCGTACGTCAAAGGACGCTATCCTAAGCGTTGAGCTTAGGTTCTCCGCAACATCACCAAGCGGCGCAGCTCCAAAATTTAGGCGTCGTCTTGTCCTTCGCCTCCGCGCAGTTCATCCGCGCACGGAAATTCTTTCGACGCTTAGGATTTGACTTCTTGATCGTCATATTAGGATCGCCGAAGCGAACCTTGATGACATTGCCGTTGTCGTTCTTGACGTACACCGCGCTCTTCTTCCGCTCACCCGGCGTGTAGAAGGGATTTTCCAGCGTCACGTTCTTGCCCTGATAGGTATTACCCTTTTTGGAGAGGGAGGTTTTCATTTCTCAAGATCCTCTTTAATCATCTGATACCGATCTTGTTCCATTTTCAAAACTCTAGGCCAAAGACGCTCGAAACGATTCATCTGCGCTTGCGTAGCTTGGTCGATCGGTTTTGAAACAATGTTGAGGTATTCAGGAGTCTTCACAACACGACCAACAGCAGCAGCGGTAGCATCGCTAATCCCCTTTCCAAACTGCCGGTATGCAGCGTATCCACCAAGGCCAGTCAATGCGCCCATCGGACCAGCAGCCTGAAAACCAACGTAGCCACTTAAAGCTGGCAAAACTATTTCCCTAAAAACACTCGGTTTTCCAAGATCGGAAACCTGCTCCAACTGAGTGGCGATTTTCGTAATGCGAGAGATTCCATCGTCCCCAAACAATCCTTTGGTTATTCCAAAGTATTTGCCGGGAGCTTCGCTTGTTCCAACAAGATCTTTGATCTTTGCCGTGTTGATTTTGTTTCCGTCAACCGACTCCGCAATGATGCGTCCAACCAAAAGGTTTTGAGCATCGCCGATCAGGTCAGGTCTTGATTGGCCAACAGCCTTCAGAAACTGCTTGCTACGGTAGTTGAGAGATTCCCCCTCCTTGGCAACCAAGAAATCAATCAGGCTAGAAGGTTCAAAACTTTCAAGCTGACCTCCCGGTTCCAATGCTTTTTTAACGGCTGCGTTGAACCTTCCACGCGCATTGCTGGCAGTTACAACTGCCTCTTCAAGTGCTTTGTACAAAGGCTTTCCGCCCTGCGTCTCAATGTTCCTGATAACATCGTCCAACTTGATCGTGTCGAGAACATCGACGTTTTTAGCGCGAGCATCTCGAACTTTGGCTTCAATAGCCGCAAGAGAATCAATGATCCTCTGTTCCCTTGACGTTATGTTCTCGGCCTTGAGGATTGCCTTAGCTTTTGCGATGTCGCCTTCCTGCTTGATTGCCGCATCCAGTTTTGCCTGAGCGCCAGAAATGTTGTTATCAACATCATTTCTCAAAGCGTCGATTTGACCTTTCAGATCATTTGACTGCTTTTCTAAAGATGCCTTCTGGTTGACTAGCGAACTGTATTTTGAGGCAACATCGGTTATCTCGGAAATGTCTGGAAACAATTCGTCAATAACCTCTTTCTGAAGACCAGTCGCCTTTCCACTGTTTCCAGCAGTAATCGCCTTCAGAAAATCATTTGGATTTTCACCGCGTGACTGAATGAAAACAAACTGCCTCAAATCCGGCTTTATCTCGTCGTATCGAGTTCCAAGGAGGTTTTTTAGAAGCCTCAGATTTTGAGGTCCAGTTGCGCCAGCAATGGTTCCAACGATTCC